AGTAGGAACTGGAACCAAGTCGGTTCTATTCGGTCACCTACCAAGCTTCAAGGTTCGCGTTGCAGGTGGAATCCGCGTTGACCAGTCAACCGATTTCGCGTTCAACACAGACACTGTGACATATCGCGGCCTGATTAGGCTTGACGGTGGATTAACCCATGCAACCCATATCGGGTACTTCAAGGGTGGAGCTAGCTAACCCTAGCCCCCAGTCAAAAAGCTGGCAGTGGGTCACAGAGCGTAGGACTGTGGCCCACTGTCTTTTTTTGCTATGGTTTATCTATGCCTACAAATAAAGAGAAACTAAATGGCGCAGTAAGCGTCTGGTCTAACAGCTACAACGCACCAACCGGATACGGCCAACAGGTCACAATGCTGATTGACCGACTCAAGCGAGCAAACCTTGATGTCGCAATGCTTTCCAACTATGGACTTGAGGGAATCCCAAGCTCAATACAAACGCCTTATGGCAAAATTCCACATTACCCAAGAGGTTTAGATCAATACTCAAACGATTCGGGACCACAGGATCACAAGACCTTTATAGCTGACAAAGATAAGCCGAACCTTCTTATCAGCCTTTACGATGTTTGGGTAATGAAGTCAAAACAGTATGACGACTTTCCAATCGCTGCTTGGACACCACTCGACCATGTGACTCTGCCACCAGGTGTCGAGAGTTTCTTACGCAAAGAGAATGTTACGCCAGTTGCGATGTCACCTCATGGCGTTAGACAGCTAACAGCTAAAGGCATTGAGTGTGAGTACGCACCTCACGCGATTGACACAAAGGTTTACAAGCCAAGCTACAAGATTGGCAATCACGACATAAACGAATACATGGGTCTAAGCCCAGATAACTTTGTAGTCGGAGTAGTGGCAGCTAACAAGGCATCAGGTCTAGTTCACCGCAAAGCCTATGGTGAGGTAATCCTTGCCTTTAGTGTCTTTGCTAAAGACAAACCTGATGCTGTGATGTATCTTCACACCGATTCATTCGGTTTGTCAGGTGGCTGGAACTTGCTCAACATCCTTGCCTCGCTGGGAGTAAAGAAAGAACAAGTAATCTTTCCAAACCCACAAGACTACCGATTCGGTTTAGCTCAGTCTGATCTTGCTGCTCTTTATACAAGGATGGATGTCTTGCTAGCACCTAGCTTGGGTGAAGGCTTTGGAGTTCCATCAGTCGAGGCTCAAGCTTGTGGCACCAGGGTTATCGGTTCTAACTGGGCGGCAACACCTGACCTAGTAAGTTCTGACTCTTGGTTGACTGAGGGACAACTAACCTGGGATGCCGGTCAAGACGCTTGGTGGATGACCCCAAATGTATCTAGCCTGGTCAATGCGCTAGAGGAATCTTACAAAGCAGATCGTGGAACATCGCAGGTTGCAATTGACTTTGCCAGCCAGTTTGATGTCGAGAAGGTCTGGGATAATAATTGGATGCCGATTCTAAAGAAGTTGCTCAAGTGATTCCTGTATTAGCTTTCCCAACTTACGCTAGACACGATCTGGCGCAAAGAATGATTGACTCGATTGATTACCCAGTCGAGCATCTGGTAATTGTAGATAATTCTGGCAAGAGAGTATTTGAGCCAGTCAAGCCTGACATTGTAAAGAACATGTGGCTTATACAAGTTCCTTTTGGTTTAGGGCCAACCGCAGCTATGAACCTTGTCGTCAAGTCAACACCACACGCTAAGTATTGGATTATGGCTAGCGAGGATACTTATTGTGCGCCTGGAAGCTTAGAGAAGATACATAATGAGGTAGATACTGAAGCCCTAAACTTTGTGGATGCTGTCCCTGACTGGTGCTTTATTGCACTTGGTGAAGGTGTAGTCCTAAAGGCTGGCCTAGCGAGTGAGTTGTTTCACCCTCTTTACTTTGAGGACAATGACTATGAGAGGCAGATTGACGCTCTCGGTATTCCAAAAAAGCGTATTCATGCGACTATTCACCATGACAACAGCTCTACGATTGGCGCTGGATTCGGTCCCAAAAACGCTTACACTTTCTCTATAAATCAAAGGCTTTACGAAAAAAGAATAGCTGAGAACAACATGAATAGCGGTGAGTGGTCCCTAAAGATAAGGCGAGAGAACTCTTGGGACTAACCTTATTAGTATCCTTTTGATTCAGTAGAATAGGAACATTATGGCAATTACTAACGGCTACGCCACATTACAAGAGGTGAAAAATTCACTTCGCATAACTGACAATCTCGATGATACTTTGCTAGAAACAGCTATCGAGTCTGCCTCTCGGATGATTGACGGCTACACCGCTCGCACCTTCTACAACGCCGGAACAGCCACTAGAAACTTTGCTGCTACCGATGCCCTAAACCTTATTATTGACGATGCTATTTCGGTTTCGGTAGTATCTTCTACCGATGAAGTTGGAGATACTTATGTAGTTTGGGGAGCTAACGATTTCCAACTAGAGCCTCTAAACAGTCGCTCTGACGGACTCTACATGCCATACACAGGCATTAGGGCTGTTGGTGATTACACCTGGCCTGTTGTAGATCAGCAAGCTCTTTGTCGAATCACAGGTGTTTGGGGTTTCTCTGCTGTTCCAATCGCAATCAAGCAAGCAACAGTAATTCAATCCTCAAGACTTTTCAAGCGCCTTGACTCACCTCTTGGTATTGCCGGATTCGGTGACATGGGTGCTATTAGGGTCAACCGCTACCTTGACTCAGATGTAGAGCAACTAGCTATGCCATTTAGGATTATGAGAAACTTCGGCTAATGAGCATTACCGCTATTAGGACTGCACTAGCTACAAACCTTGCAACTATTTCTGGCTTACGCACAGCCGCCGAAGTCCCTGACCTACCTAACCCACCTGTTGCAATCGTCAACCTAGATTCGGTCACTTATGATCAAGCTTACGCAAAAGGAATGACTAACTACAACTTCACAATCACTGTCATTGTTGGTAGGTCTGCTGAAAGAGAAGCCCAGCGCAAGCTTGATGGCTACATTTCAGCAGGGGCAAACAGTGTCAAAAATGCAGTAGAATCAGATAAGACTCTTGGTGGATATGCCTACGACTGCCGAGTCGTGTCAATGAACTCAGTTGGTTCGGTGACAATCAGTGATACAACATACCTGGCTGCTGACTTTACAGTCACAGTCATAGCAAACTAGGAGAAATAAATTGGCAAAATTTTACGCACAAGACTACAAGGTCACAATCGGCACTGCTGTAATCAGCGAGGACATTGCATCTGTAACTCTTGACATCACCGCAGACGAAGTTGAAACCACAGCTTTTGGCTCGTCTTACCGCACCAGAATTGGTGGACTAAAGGATGCATCTGTATCTCTAGATTTCCACCAGGACTTTGGAGCTGGCGCAGTTGACGCACTATTGTTCCCACTTATGGGTTCAACTGTCGCAGTCAAGATTGCACCTACCTCTGGAACTGTAACTGCAACTAACCCTGAGTACCGCTTCTCGGCCTTGGTCACCCAATATCAACCCTTCGCTGGAGCAGTGGGCGATTTAGCCACCCTTTCGGTCACCTGGCCAGTATCGGGCGAAGTTACAAGAGGAACCGCACCAGCCTAATAGTTGCGCTAAGCTTGGATCATGAAACTAAACCTACAAATAAAGTTCACTGATAACCCAGACGAAGTGAAGCATGTTGTTTGCAACCCATCAGACATGATTAAGTTGGAAACAAAGTACGACATTTCGATTGCCAGTCTTGAAGCAAACATCAAGATTACTCACTTGCTTTTCCTAGCTTGGGCAAGTGAAACAAGAACTAAAGCGACTACTGCTCCATTTGAAGAATGGGTGGACAACATTGAGTCCATCAGTCCGGCGGATGAGCAAAAAAAATAGTCGGGCTTGGTGATTCCTCAGCTCACTGGTACATCGCAACACTAGCTTGTGAAACAGGGATAAGTCCCAGAGAGCTAATGGAACTAGATGACAGGATGCTATGGACACTCGGCAGGTATCTGATCTATAAGGCTCAGCACCAAGCACCACGCGCTTAAGAGGACACCCTTCGGGGTGTCCTCTCTTTTTTTGCTTCGGTAGAATAAGTAGAGATAGGTGGTCTAAATGGCTTTGAAACTTTACTCTGGCACTAACAGTGCTGTGAAGGTCTATGCCTCAGACTGGCGGCTCTTTGTGAGAGAACTAAACAAGATTGATCCACAGCAGGTCAAGGAACTCAAAAAACGCTGGAAAGAGATTTCAGAACCAGCTAAAGAAAGTGTCCAGGGTGAGCTTAGGAAAGACCTTGGGTTTGATGGCCCTATGAAGGGTATGCGTCATGGTGGTCGTACAGGTTGGGGAACTAACTACGGAACAACAGGTGGGCCTGTAACCAACGCTAAGCGTAAAAAATACGATGATGTGATTTCTTCAGCTTTGACGAGAAACAAAAAAGGGG